CAATTGATGAAATTGTATCAAATCCATCATTTAAGATTAAAAATGCATCACAATTCTTATTAGGAACAGATGGCGCATCTAAACTTATTAGTATGTTTACTGAATATGGTGTTAGAAAACCATTAAAAGAAGTTCTTTCTAAGATACTTCCATTTAATGATGGCTTATTTGCATCTATTAAAAATGAATTAAATATAGTAAATCCTAATGGATTTCAAATGAGTATAGATCAACGTAATTTAGTTAATGGAAAAGTAATAACTTACATGCTATCATCATTTGATTACTTTAATGCAGATGATAGGGCTTTCTACATACATTCATCTTTCGACATACCAGATAATTCAAAGTGTTTCTTTAAATTCTGGTAGTCTTTAGACGAATAATTTGGACAAGATTCTATCATATACTAAATTATTAACCTTTACATTTCTTATTACGCTCTTCAGCTTCCTTCTTTGATATAATTTTAACCTTACTAGTCTTAGCTCTAGCTATTCTAGCCTCTTCTGCAGCTTTAGTATTACCACCTAAATTATTATCTTCTTCAATAAATGGGTCTATTGGTGCTGGAAATATATTACCAACCTGTTCTTGATATTGACTATCTTCATTATTTCTCAATACAGATTGCATATTTCCGCCCATCCCTGCATGTAATTCAACTAAATAATTCTTCTTGCCTAAAGTATCTACTGCTATATATTTAGCTTTTATATTATTTGCACCTACAAATTTAAACAATTTTTTCGTATTTTTCAAATTTACATATACATAAGGTGCATTTTTACTCTCACCATAAGTGTTTATATTAGCTGGATTGATTTGATCTAAAGCGACTTCAAATGCTACCACATTGCCTTTCTCGCTTATTCTATTACTATAATGAGATTCTTCTTTAATTTGAGGAACGAACCTTGGATCTGAGTAGAAATTTCTATAAAATTGATCTAAAAATTCTTCAGTTTGTTCAAATGTTGATTCAGAATCTTGTAAATTATATAAATGATCAGAAATTGTGTTACCTTTAGAGTCTTTAATATTATTTAAATATGCACCAACTGGTATAAATTGAGAGAACCCGCTAGGAGTAAAATTCAGTCCATTAGTAAAGAATTGATATTTTACTAAATCATGAGCTAATTCGCTATATTTTACATCGTTGAATAAATCCTCAAAACCACGCTGCATATCAGTTCTCATTTCATTTGAAATCTTACCAGAATTATCTATTGATATTTCAAAAATATTATTTGAAATAAAACGAGATCCTAGAAAGAAAACTGATATGAGTTTAGATACTTTTATTAAAACCATAGATGAAGAGTTAGAAATTAGGGATCAAGGAGAATAAAGATGAGTGCTACTAACAATCGACTGCCTGTTAGAATGGAATTTACAATTGGCAGTATTACAGACGGCATAGAGTACTGGCTAGCAAATGTAGTTTTAAAAGAAAACATAGTTGTGGATGATATAATCTGGGACAGCAAACTTAGTGTTTTCTCAGTAAAATTGGCAAGAGATATTCAGGTTGTACAAAAACCATAGGTGGTGATTATAAGAGATAAACAATATTATCGTATTGCAATATCACATCGAGCTGCCGTTAAAGCACTTGAAGATATTATGCGGATTTTCGGGTATGACGTAACGCCTATCCAGTAGCATTTCTGGTAACGGATTCGGCATTGGTGCTGTGAGCAACGTAGAAACGGCAAGCCGCTTTGGGCTTGGTAAGTTTCGGAGTAGCGCAACAGCATCTAAGTTTCGTCCATCGCTCATTGCACCCAATGCCATGATAGCAGAAGTTGCGCGAGTATGAGCAAGTGAAATGAAGATGAGCAAGAAACTTATTGCCGAATCCGATAGCAAAAATTAACCACGTAAGTGAAACGAAAAATATTTACCATGACATATACAATACAACTGCTGAAAGAGGAAATTGAAAAGGAAAGCGCAAAACTACAATCCTATCTAAGTGCAAAGGAGAGGGCTAAACAGCCACATTTCAACAATGCTAAGATTAAGGAGAGCCAAGATAGGATTGCTGATTATGACAGAACTGTAAATATTTTGAAGTTGAACGTAGTGGTGTAAAGCGAGGCTTTGCGAGCGCAATTTTTGCTATCGGTTGGGGCTTTATGTCAGTAAAAAAAATACCAAAATGAAAAATAGAAAAGACATTTTTTTTATTGCATTAAAGCCCGTGTTAGGTGTCAGTAAAATTTTTAATAATTATTTTTTGCGAGGGCTTTTTAATCATTTAATCATTAACAAATAAAACCAAAACAATGAATGTAAAATTAGTATCACTAACAAACTCAATGGTGGAAGAAAAGAAACTTACGCCCGAAGAACTGATTGTGTATGTTGCAAGAGTTAGCAACCCTTCCAATCAATTAAATTCCGAAACATCAGATAAGCTAACTGCTTACTTGGTAAAAAACAAACATTGGTCGCCATTTGAAATGGTTGATATGTGTGTTGAAATTGTTACGAGCAGGGGAATTGCACAGCAGATTTTAAGACACCGTTCATTTTCATTTCAGGAATTTTCACAGCGATATGCGAAAGTGAACGATATGGAAACGGTGCAATTACGCTATCAAGCAGATAAGAACAGGCAATCATCAACCGATGCACTTAGCGAAGAAGATGCTAAACATTTTGAAGCAAGATTGAAACAGGTGATTGACTTATCGCAGGAAGTTTATACCGAAATGATTGATAAGAATGTTGCGAAAGAATGTGCAAGGTTTGTTTTACCAATTACAACACAAACCAAAATTTATATGAAAGGAAGCATCCGAAGCTGGATACACTACCTGCAAATAAGATGCGATGCACATACACAACTTGAACACAGGCAAATCGCATTGGCAATACTTGAAATATTCAAATTGAATTTCCCAAACATTTCAAAAGCATTAGAACTATGAGCGAACAAGTAAACCACCCGAAGCACTATGGCGGTGCTGAAAATCCATACGAAGCAATCAAAGTTATTGAGGCGTGGGAACTGGACTTCTGCTTGGGAAATACTGTAAAGTATATTTCAAGAGCAGGTAAAAAGGAAACCGATAAAACTATTCAGGACTTGGAAAAAGCCCAGTGGTATCTACAACGAAAAATTGAACAATTAAAATCATTAAATCATTAGTGCGGTGGGAAAAATAATTATTAAAAATTTTATTGCACCTAACGATTTTCCCTTTCCGAAGTTTGACGCGGTGGCTTCTGAAAGAAGTCACGAAGCGGCAAACGAAGGTCTCTGAACCGCGTCACATTTCGGGAAAGGGGTTGTAAGGAGATGATTTCCGAGCGGTGCGTAAAGGTAAAGTGAAATGTAGTAAGGTTCAGAAGGGAAAATCGTAAGGGACAAATTAAGGAGTGTAAGTGAATTTAATTCAGTAACATAAAATAAGACAAAATGAAAACGGCACATGAAATTTTGAATCACAGAATGAGAAGAGAAGGAGAAGTATTCCCTGATTGGCAAAAGACATTTATTGTTAGATTGATGCAGGAATACGCATTACAGTTTCAAGACAAACCTGTTACTGAATTAAATGAACGCAACTCCATTGACGAGGGAGAAAAATCAATCCTTGTCAAGCACAAGTGCAAATATTGTGGAGCAATGACAGTTTATCCTGATGAGGAATGCTATATGAAGCCAAGGGATTGATTTTTAGAGCGAGGAAATTTTGTCCCTTACACGTTACTTCCCGAACCTTCCCTCATAATCAACCATTTACAAAATAAATAGTATGACTATAAAAGAATATTCAGCCGAGTTTGAGCGGCAACTAAAGTTGAGAAACAACAGCCATTCAACAATTGCTACTTATACCGGAATCCTAAAAACTATGCTAAGTAAAATTCGCAAAGACCCCAGCGTAATTACACCGCGCATGATCGAAGATTACCTTCTCAAAGAAGTGCCATCTACCAAATACAAACGCCAAACTATTTATACCCTTCGCCACTTCTATGCTTCGGTAATGAAGATGCCCGGGTATCTTGATTCCGTTCCTATTCCCAAACAAGAAAAATTCATTCCCAACATACTCAACGTGCAGGAAGTGCATCGCCTGGTGCAAAACATTCCCAACTTAAAACAACGCGCATGCATTCAACTAATATACGCCTGCGCCCTTCGCATTGGCGAAGTAGTAAACATAAAAGTGGCAGATATTGATGGTCCTCGCCTTCAGCTAAAAGTAAGGCAGGCAAAAGGAGCTAAAGACCGCCTGGTTCCCGTACCGATGGAAACCATGAACCTACTGCGCGAATACTACCGCCAATACAAACCCGACAACTACCTTTTCAAAGGACAGATACACGCTCAATACGATGTACGAAGCATACAGCAGGTATTTCACCGGGCTAAGGTAAAGGCGGGTATTAAAAAAGCCGTAACCGTTCACAGCTTGCGCCACAGCCGCGCCACCCACTTAGTAGATAACGGAGTAGATATGAGCCTCATTCAAAAGTTTCTGGGCCACGCCAACATAAAAACCACAGTAGATTTTTATTTGCATACATCCATACAAACCATGCAAAACATCTTTGCCGGAGCCGATCTGCGTATTCAAACCCATTACATAGGCAGCGTATCTTCTACCCTGCAGCAAATACACGCATAATGCCACTCGATTATTCCGAATACCCGCCCAACTGGAAAACCGAAATAGTGCCCCGCATTAAAGCCAGGGCGGGCAACTGCTGCGAAGAGTGCGGAGTGTTTAACCATTCCCTCATTAAGCGCGGCAAGGGCAGCCAATACCGCCTTATATGCGATAACGAGCGCGAAATGATAAAGGCAAAGGTTAACCATGCTGGTTACACCCATGCCGGGGCCATCAAGGCGCTCGGCTTTACAAAAGTGGTGCTCACCATTGCCCACCTCAAACACGATAAGCTAAACTGGGATGTAAAAGCCGAGGACCTTAAAGCCCTGTGCCAACGCTGCCACCTTCGCTTAGATATTAAACACCACACCGCCAACCGCAAATACGGGCGCAATCACCAGGGTAAACATCAAATGAGCTTGCTATAACCACCATATCCGCCCCATTCCCCTCTGTAAAATCGTATAGCGCAGCCACAGGCGCTTCCCTGTCCCGCAGTATTGCGGGAATTGCCCCGTTTCGGGGCATTAAAAGTATTTACCATTCCTTACCGGCTGTTTATCCCCCTTTGGAGGGGGTGGCACGTAGTGCCGGGGGAGGTATTCAATCCGAAGGATTTTTACAGCCGCCCTATAACCTTAGATGTAGTAGCAGCAGTAGAAATTTGGCGGCCAAAAAATACACCATTTTGTCAGTCCCGATTATTTCGGGGGCACTCATCATTTTTGCCAAAATAGGGGTATTGAGTTTTTAGCGTGAGATTTGTGAGAAATACTATTTTAATTAGTTTAATATTCTAATAATCAAACAGTTACGCATATCTCACAAAATCTCACAGCAACCAAATTTTTAAAAACAGTGTGAGAAACCGTGAGAAAGTGTGAGAAAGTGTGAGAACCGCGTGAGAAGGTATTTTTACTATCTATTATACTAAAAATCAAACACTTGTTTCTCCTGCTGCAAGTTTTAAAATAACTACAACAAGAACTGGAGAACCAAGACTTATTTTAATTAATGATAGTAAAAGAGCCAGAATTTTCTTTAGAGAAAAGGAATAATCATGCCAGCACCTAAAAATAACACTATTGAAGATAAAGCTCAAGTCAGTTTAATTCCTCTTGATATTATCATTCCAATGTTGGAACCTGCATATCGCGAAGGAATCTTAAAATATAAGCGAGAATCATGGAGACTTGGATTTAATTCAACAGTAATGTATGATGCTCTTATGAGACATCTTACTAAATGGTTTTTTAATCTTGAATCTTATGATCCTGAAGCAAAGGAAAAATACAATATTGATAAGCACCACTTAGGTGCTGCAATGTTTTGTTTGATTAATCTTTATGAAACTGAGATGAACTTTCCTGAGCTTGATAATCGACCACTTCACATGTTGGAGGAACTTAAAAATGAATCTAAATGATTATCAACAAGCTGCTTTAAGTACAGCCATTTATTCTGAAGATTTTATGATAATATATCCTGCATTTGGCTTGGCTAGTGAAGCTGGTGAAGTAGCGGGTAAAGTAAAGAAAGTTCTTCGAGATAATGCTGGTTACTTTACTAAAGAAAAAAGTATTGACATTATGCATGAACTTGGTGATGTTCTTTGGTATGTTAGTGCTGTAGCAAGAGATCTTGGATTTACTTTAGAAGAGGTTGCAGAAGCTAATATAACGAAACTTGCTGATAGAGCAGAGCGTGATAAACTTCAAGGATCTGGTGATCAGAGGTAATAAAAAATGGAAGAACCTAAAATTAAATTTTGTCCCTATTGTGGATCTAATAATTTAAAAAGTGTTAAGAATATACCTCGTTGCCTAGATTGCAGATCTGTTTTCTTTACACGATTTTTCAGAATAGCTAGAAAATCTGCCCGTAAAAAAGGAGATTAATATTATGCCACTCATGGACAGAATCTATGTTAGATCATTTCTGGAAATGTCATATCCTGAGCAACTAGGATTGATTGAAAAGATTAGAACGATTAGAAGCTCAGCACTTAATGAAGCTCTGGTTAGTTCTAAAAGTATTTCCAATGCAGGAATGAAAAAGATAGCTCAAAAAACTTCTGGTAAAGCAAGAGCACCAAAAGACATAACTAAAACTGCTAATGCTGCTTTAGCAAAGTTAACTCCAGAGCAAATTGAGTTAATCAAAAAACAATTTGCAAAATGATAAGAGGAATAATATGAATAAAAAAGAAAAAATACTATTATCTGGATTTATTAATCATTCACTTTTAATAGCTGATAAATTTATATTAAAAGTAGAAATTGGTTTAGCTAGAAGTAAAGAAACTTACAAAGATTTAAAAGAAATAAAAGAAGAAGCTGAATTATTAAAAAGACATTTAGGATTATAATAAGTAAAAATTAGATTTTTTAAATAAGGATAACTAAATGCAACTATTTCCAATAGAAGAAAGACAGATTTCTGATATAGTTATCAAGGATCGAGCAAGAAATGAAGTAGGTGATATTACTTCACTTGCTAATTCAATTAAAATGGTTGGGCAATTATCTCCAATTTTAATTGATGAAGATAATGTCCTGATTGATGGGCTTCATAGATTAAAAGCTATTGAAAGTCTTGGGTTGAAAACTATTGAAGTTCGGGTAGTCTTTGGCATTACTCAAGATGATCATGTGTTGATTGAAATGCTTTCCAATATGGATCGCAAAGAATTTGAATGGCATGAAGAAATAGAACTCAAGTACAAGCTGCATAATTATTGGAAAGATGCAGCAGAAAAAGATAAGCAAACTTGGGGCTATCGAGAAACTGCTAAGAGACTTCATTGCAGTTTAGGTGGCCTGTCTACTGATTTAGCTTTTGCTGAAGCACTGAAAGTCTTTCCTGAGTTAAAGAAACAAACTACTAAAGGTCGAGCAAGAGAACTTTATAAAGCTTTTGGTGATCAAGCACATGCTATTCAGCGGATGGATAGTTTTACTGATGTTGAGAAAGATCGCTTAAATGCTCTTCAATCAGGTAATTTTCAAATTCCAAAGAAACAAAAAGAATCAAGGCCAGTTACAGGCAAGGCAATTGAAAAGATTGTTTCAGATGATGATCAAGACGATTTTGAAGCTACTTTAGCAACTGAAGAAGAAAAAGAAACTCTTCAGAATATTCAGGTTATTTATGTTGCTGAAAACTACAAAACTTTCTTAGATAAAATTCCTGATAATTCAGTTGGTTTGGTTGAACTTGATCCACCTTATGCAATTGATTTTAATGAGAATTATGGTAAAGCTAGTGGAATTTCAAGCAAAGCAACTGATTGGGATGAAAAACAACTTTATGAATTTTATTTTAATTATCTGCTGATATTCCAGTATATTGTTCAAGTCGCTGATAAAATTGTGGAATATACTTTTGACTCTTATCACATCCAATCGGCATCATCCTTGCTTTAGCCGCAGAAATCAAACAGTTCCCTGATCCAGCAAATGGACTCAAAAAGATAGTTCCTGGTCTGCTTAACGCTTTAAGAAAATGATCATAAAGATTAACTGGTTTTTCCCATTGATGAATCCTCTGAGAACCATTTGTTGTATCAATATTAATTGCACTTGATAAACTTGGAGTATTAAACTGTGCATTTCCTTTACGAAATAACAAGAACATTTCCCAATTACTTACGAGTGCTCTTTTTGGCTGATTAGTGCTACCACCAGTTTTTACCCAAGCACCAGGTTGCTGAACTTGGAACCCTATGCTTTCTGCAATCTTATTAATTTCAATAAAATGTTCTTTGCCAGTCCAGCAGAGAACCCAACTTGCATCAAGCATCTTGTTATAAATCAATGGCAGGTAATTGAAATAAAATTCATAAAGTTGTTTCTCATTCCAATCAGTTGCCTTGCTTGAAATACCACTAGCTTTACCATAATTCTCATTGAAATCAATTGCATAAGGTGGATCAAGTTCAACCAGACCAACTGAGTTATCAGGAATCTTATCTAAGAAAGTTTTGTAGTTTTCAGCAACATAAATAACCTGAATATTCTGAAGAGTTTCTTTTTCTTCTTCAGTTGCTAAAGTAGACTCAAAATCATCTTGATCATCATCTGGAACAATCTTTTCAATTACTTTTCCTGCAACTGGCTTTGATTCTTTTTGTTTTTTTGGAATTTGAAAGTTACCTGATTGAAGAGCATTTAAGCGATCTTTCTCAACATCAGTAAAACTGTCCATCCGCTGAATAGCATGTGCTTGATCACCAAAAGCTTTATAAAGTTCTCTTGCTCGGCCTTTAGTAGTTTGTTTCTTTAACTCAGGAAATACTTTTAGTGCTTCAGCAAAGGCTAAATCAGTAGACAGGCCACCTAAACTGCAATGAAGCCTCTTTGCAGTCTCCCGATATCCCCAAGTCTGTTTCTCTTTTTCTGCTGCATCTTTCCAATAATTATGTAACTTATACTTGAGTTCAATTTCTTCATGCCATTCAAATTCTTTGCGATCCATATTGGAAAGCATTTCAATCAACACAA